GGAGAAAGTTCACTTGGCTATGTTCGGTGGTCTTGACATCTTAGTAGACCCTTACTCTCAGTCTTTAAGTGGTGGTACTTCACTTGTACTTTCTACTTTACTTGATGGATTGATTGCTCAGTCTGCAGGAAAAGAAGCTGCCGTTAAATGTGTAGCTCCAGCATAGTAGATTAAATTAATTAGAAAGGCGAAAGGGTTAATCCCCTTTCCCTTTTCTTTATAAAAGACCAAAATGGCTATATCGTACTTAGATAATATATTTAACAAAGGTAACTACGAGTATCTAAACCCAAGTCAAAATAGATATGGGAATTTAGAGCTTACAGATTATCCTGCTACTCAAGTGGTAACAACTGCTGAGTTGAAATCTCAACTTAGAATAGATAATTCTGATGAGGACACTTTGTTAGCTACATATATAAGTGCTGCGACACAAATGGCTGAGAATTATTGTAACAGACATTTTATTACAGCTAAGTACAAACTTTGGTTTAATAAATTATCATCTAAGTTTAGTTTATACTACCCTGATTGTAAATTTAATTTTAGTGGTGTAAATAAAGATGGTTTATATTATTTAGCAGCTAGTGGTACAACTTACACCTATTTTGCTAATACTAATTGGTTTTGCAATAATAATTCAAATCCAAATACTATTACATTACACGATACACCTACTGCTATTGACACAGATGATTTAGATGGAACTAATGACCAACTTTATTATTTTCAATTCCAAACTGGTATAGGTGATGCAGCAAGTGATGTTCCTGATGCTATCAAACAAGCGATTAAATTAATAGCGTCTGATATGTATTATTTTAGAGAGGATCGCAAGAGAGCTTTTCCTATGGCTTCTGAAATATTACTACAACCTTATAAATGCTACTTATAAGATATGGCTTTTATTTCTCAAATAAAGGCAGGTGAATTTAATATTAGATTTTACTTAAAATCACCTGATGATACTCAAAATACTTTTGGTGAAATAGTTACATCTTCTTATAGTACAGAAGCAACAATTTGGGCTAAAAAAAGTGTTACATCTTTAAGAGATATAAATGAAAAATTTGAAGGAGACCAATTACAATCTTACGGAAAGTTTTTTATTCAAATTAGATATGATTCAACTATTGCAGGAGACTTAAAGCCAACTTGGAAATTATTTGATAAAAATACTTCTGAAGAATATGAGATATTAAGTTATATTATAGACCCTAGAAAAGAATATATAGAATTTTACACTAAACTCGATATAAACGAATCTATACAATAGTATAATATGGCTAGTGAGAGTAGAGGTATTAGAGTTAGAAATGTTCAAGAGGTTCAGCGTAAGTTGAAAAAACTAGGTCAAACAGCTAGACAATCTCGTACAGCCATAAACAAAGCATTGAGACCCGCAGCTAATATGTTAGCGAGAGGTATTCAAAAAGCTTATAAAAAAGAGTTTAATAGTAACTCAAATTACAAAAGATTAAGTGGTAGAACACCTACTTGGAAAACAATAGGTATAGTTACTGCTAGAAGGTCAAGAGAACCAGGTTTATTTGTTGGTCCTATTAAGCGTAGAACCACACCGATAACTATAAAAGGCGGAAAGGATAGCTACAATTTAGCTGAGATGCAAATTAAAGGTAATAAATTTCAAGATGCTAGACCTGATGTATTTTTAGCAACAGCAAAAAAAATGGATTCACAAATCTATTTACAAGCTGAAAAAGACTTAGATAAGTTATTAGATAAAATGATTAAACAAGCAGGATTTTAGATGTTTGCAGTAATAGGAAAAGAAATAGTAACAAAATTACAAGCCACAGCAGCTTTCACTACAGCTAATGGTAACAACAAGGTTTTCCCTGTTATTATACCACAAGGTGTATCTTACCCTTGCTCTACGTTTGAAATAACTAACGTATCAAACTTTTTATCTAAAGGTGGATCGCTTAACTCGTGTGATGTATCAATTCGCATCGCTTGTTTTGCAGACTCTTATAACACAACATATAATCAAGCTAAGGCAGCCGTAGAAGCCTTAGATTTGTTTCAGGTTACTTATACTGAAGATAGCGTAAGTTATACCGCAAAATTTAGGTTTCTTGATTTAGACGATGACTATTTCAAGACTCCTGAGAAATTCTACAAAAACGTAAATTTTAACTGTCTAATAATTAAAAATTAAAATAAAATGGCAATTCAAAACGCAACAGACGTAGTTTTAAAAGTAACTACAGCAGATGGTTTAGAAGCAGTAGCTCACTCAACATCAGCATCTTTATCTGTAAATATGGATCTTCGTGATTCTACAACAAAATCTTCAAGTGGATGGCAAGAAAACTTAGGTGGTCTTAAATCTTGGGAAATGAGTGGTGATGCTTTTGTTGATATAGCTTCACCAACAGGAGCAGACGTAGAATCATTATTTACTACTTTAGTGGCGGGTGCAGCAGTAACTTGTACTTTTGGTTTAACAGGAATGTTATACACAGGTACAGCTCTTATCACTTCACTCTCTATAGATGCAGGTGTAGAAGAAAATGCAACTTACTCAATCTCTTTACAAGGAACAGCATCGTTAGCACAATCTTAATACTAACTTTTAAATCCATTAATTATGGCAATTCAAAACGCTTCGGATTTATTGGTTTATGCTAAGACGGCAGCCCCTGCTAAACAAGTTACTAGGATTTATATTAAAACTGTTGACCCTATCTCTGTTCCTGATGGTGGAACTACGGGTAATGTTAAAATACTTAATCTTGTTAATTTATCAGGTTTAGTAAAAGATGTTACTACTGAGGCTTCAGCTAATAATGCAGCTAGTTTATTGACAGTAATAGATTCAATATTAGTTGCAAGTAATTCTTATACTTCTGGTTCTAATGTTGTTTCAGGTGATTATACTTATAGAGATTTTACTAATGGTGCTGTAGGAATAGTTCCTACTTTAGAAATTGTAAATGGCACAGCAACTCTTAATGAAGATGCTGTTATCATAGAAATAGTTACTCCTGGCTCATTAGCAATATTTGACCCTGTAGCTTATAGTACATCAGCTTCGTATAGTACCAATATGGATTTAAGAGATGTAACCACCAAGGATTCAAACGGATTCTCTCAATCTTTGGGTGGTTCAAAATCTTTTGAAATCTCTACCGATTTGTTACAATCAATAAATCCTGATGTACCTTTAGATGGTACTGATTTCTTCGATAAACTTAAAGAAAGAACTTTAGTTGATTTAACTTTCTCTGATAGAATTAGAAACATTATACAAACTAACCTTACTCAAAGTGGGGTTGATGGGTTTTTGTTAGTAGATGATGCGACACAAACTAATTTAGAAGCTGATCCCTTTAATACGGTAGAAAACCCGTCTTATACAGCAAGTAAAATAACTGTTGGTGATGATAGTGTAGATTACAATAGGTTACAATATTCTGTTGCTGCAAGTAGGCTAGAAGATAAAAATGTTACTTGGACTTTTTACGCTAAAGGTGTTGGAAGTGATACAAGTGTTTCTTTTTATAGCGAAAAACAAGGAGGAAGTAGTATTTCCCCAAGTAAAGTAGAGGTATTAAGTGGAACTTATACAACTATCACAACACCTGGAACTAATAGTAGAGCTGTTAATGGCTTAAGTACATCTACATTTACTAGAATACGAGTTACTTATAATAATTTGGATGCAACAACAGCTACAAGCAATATAAATTTTATGGTTTTTCCTGGTGCTAATCCCGCATCTCAGACAAATGGTGTTGATGTCATTGTTTCATCTTGGCAAATAGAGCTTACAGATGATGCAACCGATTATCAAGACCCTACTGATATTACACATTGGCAAGGAAACGCACTTGTATCTAGTTTAAACTTTGATGCAGGAGTAGAAGACAATTTAACTTGTTCGGCTACATTTACTGGAACTGGTAATGTTTATCCGAATGGACTTGGTCCTGAGTTAATTGGTGATACATCATTTGATTTAGGTATGGTAGGTACTGATGCAGGTGCTTGGTGGAAAATAACAACAACTTCATTAGTGCAAAGTGGTTATGGTAAAATAATAACAACAGGAGCTTCTACAAGTATTTACAAAGATGGAATTTTAACAGCAGGTGATACATATTCATTTACATATTATGTACATACCAATTCAGGTGGTAATATAGCTGTTGATGATGTTTATAGTGGTG